CCCTTGACGTAATCGCGGATCGTGATGTTCGGGATCGTACGGATATTGACCGTATCACCCTGACCTTTGATCTCGCCCTCATAGTTCGTGTTGGCGATAGCAGCGAGAACCGTCGCGTCGTAGAAGTTCTCGATCAGTTTGCCCGACCAAATCTCAGGGATGAAGTTCCCCGAGTAATTCGGACGGCCCGGAGAGACAGGATAAGACATTAGTTGACTCCATTAGCCATTAGCGACAAGGCGACCATCCCGCTGCGCGGAGAATATGTCGCGTTCGATTCGGTCGCGTTCAGCTTCCTTCCCTCGATAAACACCTTTACGTACGTCATCGAAGAACTTTCTAATGTCCCCCGGTGTGTACGTCTTAGACTGCTCTACGGACGGTGCGCCGCCACTGCGACCCCTACCGGGAGCAATCTGTTTATCAAGCTGGGACGCCGCTGCGTTCCGAGTTGGTTGAGCAACAGGTTGACTATTTCGATCCTGCCAAGTCGTAAAGAAACTCACTACCCTGTTGATATCCATGTTCCTCTGGGCGTCCTCTAGGTAGGTCTGACGGGACAAACCCGTGAGCGGGTCTACTTCAAGAAGCCAATCATGGAACTGGACATCCGCGTTGATCTCTTTCCAATCGGGGACTTTCATAGAAAGTTCTGACCAGAAAGATTGCTCCGCTGACACTGCTTGCTTGTGGGCGACCTGCTCGACTTTCGGAAGAACACTGGTCTGCATCTGTTTGAGTAGATGCTCCAGTTCAGCGATCTTGCGATCTGCTGCGGTACGCTCCTCTTTGGCTACGCGGCGCATAACCTCAATGGAGTCACCGTACTCCTCAACGTCTTTATCAGTCACCAGTTTCTCTACGGACTCCTCAGATTTCGCCGGGGACGTAGAAAGCGAAGAAAGCAAGTTCTCCAGTTGAGTAAGTCTGCCGTTCAACTGCTGATTTTCAGCCCGCAGTCGGGATGTATCAGCGTTGTACATACCTTGGAGAGTGCGATACCGCTTCTCGAAGGTTTCTTCCTCCTTAGTGTCCAACTTCCTTTGCTCGTTAGGGTTGGACTCAGGTGCAGCTTCTACAACACTGTTGGCCTGCGCCGCGACTTCCGTAACCTGACCCGCATCACCCTGAGTCTCAGTGGTCTCTGCGTCGGTCTTATTACCCTCAAAGTGCTTAGCAATAGCCTCAGACTGTTTACGAATCTGCTCAGGCATAGTCATTAGAACGCTCCTCTCGGTATGCGCGGTATCACCAGCTACTTCTTCCGAAGCTCTGCTGATAATTCAGGGGCATCATGCACAAGTTTATATATCTCTGTCAACACCTGACAGCGACCCTGAGCGAGCATGACATTCGCTCCGGCCACATATGGCAACTGATCTAGCTCCCGCTTTCTCCACTCCTCTAGCCATTCGACCAAGTAAGGATGGGTGCGGGACAGATTAGCCCACATCTGGATAATCTCTGGCGGTGGACGAACCATCCTATCCGCCTTGCGGTCTTGCAGTGGCGGCGCTCATGCCGCCAGCCGCGTTGCCTGCCTGATCGAGGACTGCTCCCTGCTGGGGCTGCTGGGCAGCCTGCACGGCTTTGACTCGATCAACGTAGGATAACTTTTCACGAGATGGGATGATCTCATCGACCGGCATCTGTAGACCTTTAGCAATCTCCCGAAGGATCGCTGCACGGCCCGTCGGACCCATGATCTGCATGTCCATCTCATTCGCAGTCGCATTGAGGAACTCAACACGCCGTAGGTTGACAGTCTCCTTGACCGCCAGATTCACTGCACCACGCGGGATGATCTCAGCGTCACCCTTGATCGACTCATCCTCGTCGTACCGCATATTATAAATAAACTGTCGTTCGACAATCGGCATAATGATATCGCTGTCGATGTGCATGACGACTTGGCGAATACCCTTACCGGCTGAACCCATCAGCATAGACAGGCCAGAAGCCGTACGACCAGCGCCTTTAACGTCAACATCTCCATAAATGTAAGATGGGATGCCGGAGTGGTCATCAGCCAAACGACTGAATCTCTCATAAACAGCCATCAACGTGTTGGCGTTATCGTTCGGCTGGTTAAACCGAACAGCCGGAGCCGAGCTACCCAGCGGATCATTAAGAACCTGCCAGATTTTCCACGGGTGCATCTGGGTAATGTCCTCGTTCGGAGGGATACGTTCCAGATTCACTTCGACCTGCGGGCCAGACGCGATACCCATATTGTTGACAAGCGCACGAGCCGCTGCGTTGCAGATATTCTGCAAGTCCGAGATGATCTCAGGAATACCACGACCCCAAAATGCGCCGGGCATCTTGATGAAGGAGGTCTTAGCATAGGGCTTCTCGCCCAACGGGTCGTAGTTCAGCACCGCTTTGACGACGTAGTTTCCGATCAGCCACACATTGGCATCGTACTCCCGCGCCTCATCCGGCACCTCTTCTTCACCCATGCCCCACTCACGGAGCATCTTACCGCTGACCTTGCCCCAGAACTCTAGGGCATCGAACATGTCGGTGGGGCGAAGCTCAGTATAATATTTGCGCTCTTCCTCTTCGCGTTGCATCTCGGTCGGCTCAACGAGCCATGTCTGGCTCGGACCCTGTTCGAGAACTGTACGAATAGCTTGATCGTCGTAGCCCGGAACACCAATGAGATCAGATAGAGCCATACGGCTAAGCTGATGAAGCTCGAAGATATACCCATCATTGATGCGGGTAATACCGGGTTCAGGATAGATATTGAACGGACTTACTCGTTCAAATTCCGGCGCAAGTCTTTCGCTCGCTTCGACAATAGTCTTACCGTCTGGACCTTTCGACCAGCCGAGATGCCGTTGGCGACGAACAATAGGACCCTTAACAAAAGCGCAAGGGAAAGTAACAAGATCAGTGATAAACTCATTGAATGCCTCCGGCCAACCACCTTGGGCAAACTGATCTTCGATCTTAACCTTCATTTTGTCAACACGCATTTGAGCTTGTTGCAAAATGCGGAATCGAAGTTCCTGAGACACAACTTCACGAATCTCAGCCATCTCTGACTTGGTCGGAGCTTGTCCTGTATTCTGTATGATCTGCATAACCTGTTCTGCAAATGCTTCTTGCAATGCAGCAGAGCTATCTGGGTCTAGATCAGGAATGGGTGTGGGACTCATATCCCATGGTGGCGTGCCGGTATCCATAAGAATATCGCGCAACCAGCTTTCAGCAGCCCTACATTTTACTTCAGTAATCATCATATAAACTTCAGAGCCGCCCTGCTTGCGAATAGCTCCAAGTTTATCTGGCTCATACTCGCCGTTGCGCTGCCGAAGCGCAGCCAGCATAGTGTCATTAATCGGCTGTTTAGCGGTACGTGCCGCATCCCAACACTCTTTGAGGTAGGACGCGAGGCCAAGAATAACTGAATCTTGCTGACGAGCCTGAAGCTCACGATCCATGCGCTCTTGCTCAGCCCGATTAAGCTGCTCATTATTAACTACACGGAGAAGCGCCAGACCCGCCATATAACCCTCTACTAAGTGCTACGAATTTAATTCGTCAGTTTTAGAATCAGACTGCGTAGTGGCCGCCAGATTAGCATCTCCCTGCCTCTTAATTTCCCTTATCAAGTCTACAACTTCTTCATAAGGGCGCTTAGCAAGAGCCTGCATAACTATGTTCCACTCGTGTACTAGTAGTTCTATAGAGATTTTTTCCATTTATTCAGACCAAGGTAGCGGTAAGGTTACAGACTGGGGATTAGCCATCATGGAGATTTTACTATCAAGGATCGAATCTAGATCACTTATGCCTTCATCACCAATAGCATCCTCAAGCCAAGTAACAACTGCTGCCTCTGTTAACTCCGCATACGGCGTGAACGGCGCATTAGGATCAAGCGTTACAGACTGTGATCCGTAGATAGCGGTTGTGAGCAATTCATCTGATACTTGTCGTCTCCAATGAATTGTAAAGACAACATCCTGCCTATTATCCTTTTCAGGATATGATTCAAGCTGAGATATTATCCATGTGTACGTATTAGCCATCTTATGAACCCTTACGTAGCATTTGTCGTAGCAAGAAGATAATAAATTGTACCATTCACGCGCACAGCAATTTTATGGGTTACAGTCGTGCTAGTTATGCCAGCATTCGTGACACCTGAACCCTCACAATAAATAGACGGGATAGTATTTCCCGCAGACCGATCAGACGAATAGAGCGTCACCGTGTCAGCAGGTGATGCTGTTGGCGCTGTACCAGTCTCAATAGTAAAACATTGAGTTCCCGTAGTAGGGCTAGACGTTGTCCCTAAAAGGAAGTTGCCGATGCTATCTATCCGAGCTTGTTCCGTTGCATCGGCAGATGCCCCTGTCCCAAAAATAAGATTATAATTTAGCCCAAAACCGCCGCTTTCAACGGCCTTCATGAAGGCTCTTACACCTGCGCCACCAGTAGAACTATCTGATGAATAGAAGTTTAATGCGCCGAGAGATTCGCCAGCACCGACACTAGTTCTTGTATTCCGAAGGGTAAGTAATGGACCTCCGGTACTACCGGACGACGCAACCAAGTTTCCATATGTTCCGGGTGCAAGTTCGCCAATACCTAGATTACCATTTATATCAAGGGCCATCTTGGCGTTGCCGAATGTTATATCCGCATCCGCAACACCAGAAACCGCAGTGTACCACAGATGCTCTCCAGCGTTCTGTCGGTAATATGAAGCCTCTCCATTTACAATGTATTTATAAGTGGAGGAGAAATAGGCATTTGCAGTAATATACCCTTGTATTCCGGCAAAGCCTATAATCTCTCCTGATCCTACTTGCAGTCTTACACCAGCCTTTGGCGTAGTACTTAACCCCATCTGACCAGAGTTAAGGATTCTCATAAGTTCTGTTGCGCCATTATTCCCACTCTGGAAAATAATGTCCGAACCAGTAGTCCCTACTCCAGACGTAGTACGAAATGTAAGAGTAGATGTGGTCCCCGTTCCGCCAATGACGAGTGGTGCTGTCATGTTCGTCGCAAACGTAGGCGTCGTGTCAAATACGATTTTACCCGTACCTGTAGCCCCGGTGCTTGTTACCCCCTCAATCGTAGGGTGTCCCGTTATGGTAGGAGCGGCAGATGTGAACGTCTTTATTTGTGCGGCAGTTGTCTTAACCGGACCAACACCGACAGCCTGAACATTCGGGATCAGGTCAGTAGCAGAGACCACTGCGCCAGCAGAAAGATCGGATATTTTCGTATTAGCCATAGTGTACCTCTGCTACTACGCCTTCACCATTACGATAACATGTATGTAATAGTAGAAGCATAGATACCTTTTGTCCCAGACCCGGTAAACCCGGTAGAACTTCCGTTCTTATACAATGTCATGGTGCCGCTGCTCGGAGCTATAGCTACCTGCATATCACTGACAACAGCACTGTTATTAGAACCGGTAACAAAACAACTCGACGTAACACTAGCTGGCTGAAGTCCACTTGGGAGGCCAGTAAGTGTGCAAGATGTCGAATTACTAGTAGCCGTTAATGATGGGAATGTAATAATTACCATACCATCTTGTACAATATAGCTTGCCGTGCCGGTCGGGGAAGTAGTGCAACCAGTAAGCGTTGCGGTAAAAGAACCGGAGTTTAAGCCGGTGCGCGGATTTGTTATGGACTTTTCAATTATTTGGTTAACGCGCGTAGTAGCGAACGGATTGCCGCCGCCGAGATAGGCGCGAGTGTTGGAATTACCGCTCACGTCTTCATTCGACGCAATAAGTTCTTTATATGCGGTGCCATTAGTATTATAATTTACAACTGGGTACGTGCCAGAACTGGCTGTAGACGTATTACTATATTTATTATTAGATAAGCTCACACACCCAATAGAATTATTGGCGGTGAGCGCGATATAATAAACACTAGCAGGGACATCTTTGAAGTAATTATCCGATATTGTGCAATACTCGATTGAGTCTGCACCCGTAACTTCGGCATAATTATAACTTCCAAGTATAATAGTGCCTGTGTCAGAAACACTCGTTACCGGGGTATCATAAAAATTACCCTCTATAACTACCTGCTTTACAGGCTTTCCATCAGTAGGCGAAGGAGTCGGTGGCGTAGTGTCTGTACCGGCTGCACCTACAAGCGTATATGCAATCCCTCGTATGTAATTATTCTTAATCCCTACATAATCTACTTGATTAGCGGCATTAGCAATAATCTTTACAGACCCGGAATAAATGTAATTATTCTCTACAATTACTCTTTTTGTTCCTATGCAGTATATATTATTAACTGGATTAGTTCTATCGGACGCATCCAATAATGGATTATCTTTTACAACTAAAAGCCCACAGTTATTAACATTGATAGTGGGTATAATTGATACAGACGCACCTGTACATAGTGGGTTGGAAACGATTCGGCACCCTGATACTTCTACATAGATCACTTTTTGCGACGTACCGCCGTCACAATATACTCCGATATCGAAGTTTGTAATCACACAATCCCGAACAATCACCCTAGAATCAGCGGGTGTAGTATTTCCATTATCGAGCGTTATGGCTTTCCAGAACGTGTTTTGTGCAGCAGCGGGGCGAGTCATCGTCAGACCCACTACAGTCAGTGACCCAGCGGCGCTAAAAAGCTGGAAGTTTAAGCTAGTAGATACTACGGCACTGGGATGCGCTGTAATCTTTGTGTCTGCAAGCGTGCTAATCGTGTTGCTAACAACATATGTACCGGATGGGAAATATACATCCCTCAACACAGTGAATGCTGCCTGAAGACGAGATGTATCATCGTCGCCTCCGTTACCTTTAGCGCCGAAAGCCTTAACGCTTACAGAACCCTCAACCACACGTAGCCATGCGGACGACGCAGTAACGCCAAGTCCAGTCGTGATGATCGTTCCGCCATTATCAGTATAAGACCCGCCAGAGACGGCGTAGAACAATCCGCCGCCGCCATCACCATTAGTATAATACCCGCTAACAAGAACATTATACTCTGTAGTCGGCGTTAATGCTCTCAGGGCAGCAATCGTAGATTTACCGCGAAGCGGTAACTGCGCCTGAGATAGCTGCGGAAAGCCGCCGATAGTAGCGCCATCATGGACGACAACAACATCTTTATCTGTGTCAACAGTAATCTCACCAACAGCGCCCGTAAACGCTGCATGTTGGGCTGTCGTTCCACGACGATGCTGAACCTGTTTACTCATGATTAGCGCCTATTATGACTCAAGAAGGATAGTGTCGCCGTTCTCCATGAGGAGAAAAGATACGCCGTCTTCTAGTAAAAGCCCATCAGTCGTCGGGGCAAACGAGGTT